CATGGACGGCCGGCTTACCTACTGCACGCCGAAGAAGATTGCGACCTACCGCGTCGAGAATATCTGCGAGCATCGCCACGCGCTGCATCAGATCGCGTTGCGCGTCGAGAAGATGCTGTCGCTGTCCGACGATCCGCAGTTCTTCAAATCGATCATCGTTCCCGATCTTGAGAGCTTTTACTGGGGCGGACCGAACCGCCAGTTGGCTTTCGAGCATTGGGGAATCTGAGATTCCCGCGAGGGATTGGCAATGCTGCGGGCCTGATCGCAGCTTCTGTTGAAGAAGGAGAAGCCTCATGGCTCTCGGTTTGTCTACTGGTGGAAGCGGCGGCGATATCAAGCCGTATGTGAAATACGATGCGAAGGCTGGCCGTCTGTTTCGGATGGATCGTGTCCAGCACAGCGACGGCACGTTCTCTTCGGAATCGCACGAGATCACCAACACCGCTCAGATGGTGATGGACCTCGCCAATATCCGCGTCGGATGGATCAACTACACCTCACAAGGACCGATCCGCCGCCTCGTCGTGCTCGGTCAGGAAGCCATCCCGCCGCGTCCCGAGGACAAGAACACGGACGGCAAGCCCGCCTTCAAGCAAGGCTTCGAAGTCGATCTTCTGCTCGACAAGAACAGCGGGGGCGGCGGGTTGCGCGTGCTCGGCTCGGCGGCGGGGTGCGTCATCGAAGCGATGGATGCCCTGCACGATGCATTCACCGGTGCGGCCGAAAGCAAGGCTGGCAAGTTGCCCGTCGTGAAGATCGCCGGCGTCTCACCGGTGAAGTCGGGCCAGTCCACGAACTACAAGCCCAACTTCGCAATCGTGAACTGGATCGACCGTCCACAGCCGCTGTCCGGCACCGCACCGCAGACCCAGCCCAGCCAATCCGCGCCGGCGACAGGTTCGACGCAGGTTTCTGCCCCGTCGCAGGCACCGCAGCAGGCCCAGTTGGCTGACGCAGGCGATTTTGGCTAGGCCCCAACTTCGCTCCGACAACGTGACCGGACCCGCTGCGGCCCGGTCACTCTACCAGATCACCGCGTAACGAGTAGAGGCAAGGAACAGATAGCCGGATAGTGGACGACGTGGGGCAAACAGCTACAGCGACCGTGACGCCGATGTTCCAGCCGGACATTGAGGCAATGACGCAGCACGTCGAGCATCTGTTCGGCGGTGCACCGGCTGGTCTTGTCGAACTGGCCTGGACCGACACGACGCCCGACGACGCCGGGCGCTATCGCCTCCGTCACGCCCAGCTTTTCAACACCAACAATCTGTCTACCCTTGTCGCAGAAGCGGCGCGATTGAACGCGACGCCAATGTGCAACGTCTATATCGGCGCAGCGCTGCGTCATCCCGATACAGCGCCGTTCGGCCGCACCAAGGACGCCGACGCCTTCGCTCTGACCGCCGCCTATGTCGATCTTGACGACCCCGGCACAGCGACGGCGGCGAAGAACATCTACGGCGACAACAAGCCAACGCTGGTGGTTGTCACCGGCCGCGAACCGCACACCCGCGCGCAGCTCTGGTGGCGGCTCGATGAGCCCGTTACCGACACGACGCAATGGCCGGAACTGCTCAAGTCCATGTCGGCGGCGATGGCGGCCGATACCAGCGTCACGAATCCGGCGCGCGTCATGCGCCTTGCCGGCACCGTGGCGTGGCCGGTGAAGCCGGGTCGCACGGTCGAACTCACCAGCATTGTGCCGCTCAGGGAGCCCGGCCAGAGCCGATACACCATGGCGGCGCTATCTGCCACGTTCCCGCCGCCAGCCGCACCGGCGGCCGCGCCTGCACCGCCAGCCGCTCCAAAACTCGCGGCCTCGCTCAACGCGGCGAAGCCGGCCGCTGATCGCTCGAACTTCTTCCGTCAAGCCAACGATCTGGCGCTCCGCAACACCGGAGCCTGGGTGCCAGCCGTGTTCGGCAGCGCGGCCCATTTTCAGACCGGCACCGGTGCGTGGCGCATCTCGTCGAAAGAGCTTGGCCGCAACCTTGAAGAGGATCTGTCAATCGCGCCGACCGGCATCGTGGACTTTGGCGTCCATGACATGGGTGACGCGCGCCAAGGCAAGCGGACGCCGGTTGATATCGTGATCGAGCACGGCGGTGCGCCAGATGCTAAGGCGGCGGCGTTCTGGCTGTGCGAACAGATCGGCGTCAAGCCGGAGGCCGTGGGGTGGCAGGAGGCAAGGGCATCTGATCCACAACAATCCGTTGCCGATGCCATCTTTGGCGACGATGCACCAGCCGATGACATTTACGAGACGCTTTCGGTATCCGAGATCGACGCCATTCCGCCGCCGACGTGGCTGGTTGATGGTCTGGTCCCCGAGACAGGACTGACATTCCTTTACGGCAAGCCCGGCAAGGGGAAGTCCTTCATCTCACTCGATATGGCGCTACGCATTGCCTACGGCCTCGATTGGCACGGAAAGGAATGCAAGCAGGGCGGCGTCCTCTACATCGCCGGCGAAGGCAAGGGCGGCTATCGCAACCGCGTTCGTGGCTGGCACCTTCATCATGACATGAAGATTGACGGCGAGTTGTTCCGGCTACTGCCGCGCGCCGTCAATTTCATGAAGCCGGATGAAGTCGCGAAACTGGTCCGCACGGTCAAAGCCGTCATCGGCAACGCGCGGCTTGTCGTGGTCGATACCGTCGCCCGTGTTCTCCCCGGTGCCGAAGAAAACGCCTCCAAGGAAATGGGCCTGTTCGTCGCGGCCTGCGACGCGATCAAGGAAGCCTGCGGCGTGGCCGTCATCGGCGTGCATCACAGCGGCAAGGATGAGGATCGCGGTATGCGCGGCTCGACCGCGCTGGAAGGCGCGGGCGATGCCGTGCTGCACCTGAAACGCGACGACAACAGCAAAATCGTTACCGTTCTCACAGAGAAGCAAAAGGATGGCGAGGAAGCCCAGCCGCTCTATCTTAAGCTCGAGAAAATCGAATGGATGGATGGCCTGAAACAGGCATCCACACTGGTCCCCGAGGTAGCCACAGCGGCACCCGATCATCAGTATTGGCCGGACAAGGATACTTGCCGGCGCATCGTCCAAGCCATCAACGAAGCCTGGTTGTCCGGCAAGCCGTGGTCCTTCGAGCCACAGTCAAAGCGCTCCGGAAGGTATGCCCCGAAGATCATGAATACGTCGTTCCAGATCGCTCCGCAGCTTGCGGAAAGCATGATCGAGACGTGGCTGATGAATGACGTTCTGACGGTCGAAATGCGTAACTCAGACACCAAAATCCGAGGCCTGAAAGTCATTGGAGTGATCTGAAATGGGTTACGGAGGTTACGGAGAAGCACCTGCTAAGTCATTGAAATCATTAGACCGGAAGTTGCACGGAAGTTACGGAAAAGGGGAGTGTAAGTCATTGAAAACATTGTACGGAAGTTACGGGAGTCTACCCCTTACTAAAGTAAACGCTCGCCGCTTTGCGGCGGCGGCGTTTGTAAGGCGATGATCATGGCCCGAACCAAGGATATCATCGCCGGCGACACGACCGTCCGCCCCATGTCGGACGAACGCTCATGGGCGCGAACGAATGGCACGTACATTTCGGGCCGAGCCTACCTCGACGGTGCCGACGAGACGGCGGCCGAGATGGAGGCGAAGTGGGGCGCTGATCGGCTGCGGCTGCTGGTGAGCGCCGAGCTTCGCGAGAAGTTCGACCGACAACGCTATCTGCTCAATCAGGCGATCTGGCATGGCGACCTTGAGCAGGTCCGCCGCGAGGCCAACCGGATGACGACGGCATGTCTGGCGCTCGACAAGGCGGCGACCGCCGCAGGCAAGCAGCCGCTGCACCCGCAGGTGTGGGAGGTGGCCGTCACCGATCCGGGGATGCCGGACGATCCAACCAGCGGCGCTTACGTGATCGCCATCGTGCCTGACGACGCCAGCGCGCGCCACGTCATCGCGGAAGGGCGGAAGGTCACGATCTACACGCTCGACGAGATTGGCCGCATCCTCGCCGCATACCCCGATCTGGCGAAGGTCAAGGACACGTTCCCTGAGGGTGCGACGATTACCGCCGTGCGCCGGAGCGTCGATGATCCGCTCGATGCCATTCACGACACCAAGGCCGGGCTGGATGACCCGGTCGAGGACATCTACGCGTGACCCGACCCGGCATCCGCTGGTCGCGGGAGTTGATCCAGTTCAAGCGAGGGGCAAAGCAAATCATGGTCGGACGACCGCGCAAATCAGGACGACGCCAGCCCAACGGGCAACTGGCGAGGGGCTACGTCAATCCGAAGGCTCAGGTCTGTGCCCAGCCGCACCGATTGCTGGTCATGGCGAAATATCGGGACCGACCGGAAGCGGAGTCCAATTTCGGACGGTCAATGCTGCGGCAAGTGATCACTCCGGCACAGTACGCCGCTGGGATGGCGTTTGCTGAGCTTGCGGCGGCTTTCTGTGCGGTCTACGACATTCCGAGTCCTCATCCGCACGCGATAGATTTAACGCGCGTAGGAGTCTCGCAGGGTCGGGAAATGGCACCTGAGACAGCCGAGCGGATCAAGGTTCGATACCGGCGCGCGTTCGAGGCTTGCTGCGAGGCGGGCGATAAGGCTCAACGTGCCGTCAAGGATCACGCGGTGATTGATCGCGCGGTGTCCGATTTCGGCGCTATCGACCTATTGCGAGCCGGGCTCGACAAACTTGTCCACCATTTCGGGATCGACCCTGCGTTGCCGCTTGACAGACGTTCGCGAATAACGGATTGTCGCGTTTAATGCAGATGACGAAATGCGCCCGGAGGCTCAGCTTCTCGGGCGCGAATTCGTTTAGCGGCGCGTTAGACGCCAAGCCCTCGCAGTTGGGCAGTCCTCGGCAGTGAGACACACAACCACTCACCCCGCCCCGACAGGCGGGGTTTTGTTTTGAGGGGATGGGGATGATTAGCGCGCCATTCCAAAAACTTGAGCATTTTCAAAATGGCAGGCGTTAAGGGCCGTTCTGGCACCAACAAGGGCAAGGATAAACCGTTCCGCGATGCGCTGCGGATGGAGCTTGCCGCGTTAGGTGACAACGACCCGAAAGCCCTGCGTGGCCTTGCTCGCAACCTGCTCGCCATCGCGTCAGGCGCTGACGGATTGCAGGCGATCAGGGAAATTGCCGACCGCCTCGACGGTAAGCCAGCGCAGGCAGTGGAGATGTCGGGCAATCTGGCGATCAGCCACGAAGACGCGCTGAACGAATTGGACGATGACGGAACGGGAACGAGCGATCCGGCGACGGCTGAGGGATGATTTCCGGCACTACGCCGCGAAGTGTCTCAAGATCAGGACGAAGGCCGGGCAGATCGAGCCGCTTACGCTCAACCAGGCTCAACTCTATCTGCATGGCAGGCTAGAGGCGCAGCGAGAAAAAACCGGCAAGGTTCGCGCGCTGGTGCTCAAGGGACGACAGCAGGGCATCTCGACCTATATCGGAGGCCGGTACTATTGGCGTGCCACACATGCCAAAGGCTTGCGGGTTTTCATTCTGACGCATGAGCAGGACGCGACGAACAACCTGTTCGGGATGGTCGAGCGTTACCATACGCACTGCCATCCGTTGGTTAAGCCTGCGACGGGTGCGGCGAACGCGAAGGAGTTGAGCTTCGAGGTTCTCGAAAGCGGCTACGCGGTCGGCACGGCCGGCGCGAAGGCGGTTGGCCGGTCGCAGACCGTGCAGTTATTCCACGGCTCGGAGGTCGCGTTCTGGCCGAATGCAAAGACGCATTTTGCGGGTGTTGTTCAAGCTATTCCTGATTTGGCTGGCACTGAGATTGTGCTGGAATCTACTGCGAACGGCGTTGGCGGCGAGTTTCACGAGCGATGGCAGCAGGCCGAGGCCGGGATAGGCGATTACGAAGCGATCTTTATCCCTTGGTTCTGGCAGCCTGAATACCGGCGTCCGGTGCCGGAAGGCTTTGGGCTCGACGAGGAAGAACAACTCTACGCCGCCGCGCACAAGCTGGGTCAGGAACAGATGGCCTGGCGTCGTGCCAAGATCGCGGAATTGAAAGATCCGTTGTTGTTCAAGCAGGAATATCCGGCGACGGCGGATGAAGCGTTCCAGATGACCGGCCACGATAGCTTCATCAAGGCTGACAAGGTTCTGGCGGCGCGCAAGGCAACATGCGAGGGCATCGGGCCGTTGGTGCTCGGTGTAGACCCGGCGCGGTTCGGTGACGATCGTTTCTCGATTGCTTGGCGCAAGGGCCGTCAGGTGTCGAAGCTGGAAAGCCGCTCGAAGATCGACACGGTTGCCGGCGCGAATTGGGTCAAACAGGTAATCGACGCTGATAGCCCGGCACGAGTGTTTATCGACGTCGGCGGCGTTGGTGCGGGCGTGGTGGATATTTTGCACAGTTGGGGCGGCAAGTACCTGGAATTGGTGACGCCGATTAATTTTGGATCGGAGCCGCAGGAGCCGCACATTTTGTTGCCGGATGGCACGAAGTCGGCGGGTCCGCGCAATCGTCGCGCTGAGATGTGGTCGCGGTCCAGGGATTGGCTGGATGAGCCTGGCGGTGCCGACATTCCTGACCACGACAGCTTGCAGGCGGATGCTTGCGGGCCCGGTTATTCCTACGACGTGAACCAGCGGCTTCAACTGGAAAGCAAGGAACATATGCGAGCGCGCGGCGTGCGATCCCCTGACGAATGGGACGCGATTGTGCTGACGTTCGCAGAGCCGGTGCATGAGGCTGTAGAGCGCCCGCGCGAACGACGCCGCGCCGGCGGGTGGATGGGCGCATAATTCATGGCAGATGAACCGATGGACGTTGAAGGCGAAGTGGCCGACGACGACAGCAAGGCTGTGTCTGCACGTTGGGAAACCATCCATGCTGACGCCTTGGACGAATACGAACGCGATTGGGAGCGCGAGCGTAATAACCAAGAAGAGGCTTACGAAGATCTGAAATTCCGGCGTGGCCGCAGAGAGGATCAATGGGACCCTCTCGCTTTGTCGCAGCGCAATGGCCGGCCGTGTCATACAATCAATCTGCTGCCGAAATTCATCCGTCAAGTGACGGGCGACATGCGGAAGATGCGCCCCAGCATCAAGGCGGTGCCGGTCGATAGCTCCGGCGATCCTGAGACGGCCGACGTTCTGTCCGGCATGTTCCGGTACATTGAGAACCGTTCATTCGCTAAACAGGTTTACACGTCGGCGGCCGACAGTCAGGTCTGCTGCGGCATCGGTCATTGGCAAGTGATGACCGAATACGCCAACACTACGACGTTCAATCAGGAACTCCGTATCGCTGGGATCGAGGACGGCGTTGGCGTTCTTTGGGATGCTGATGCGGTAATGCCGACGCGCGAAGACGCGATGCATTGCTTTGTTCCGATGGATATGACCCGCGCCGCGTTCAAGAAACGTTGGCCTGACGCCAAGGCTGACGGGTTCGATACGCGGGCACACGCCGCATTCGATGGTTGGGTCAGCGACGATTACATTCGCGTCATGACCTATTGGCGGAAGGAGCCGATCAAGCGCACGTTGGTCCTGATGCCTGACGGATCGATCGACGATATCACCGATCAGGTCAAGGATTCGCCCAAGGACCAGATCGCTCAGGCATACGAGTTTTTCGCACAGCGCGGCGCGCGCGTTGAGGAGCGCGACAGCTACAAGGTCTGCCGCTACCTGATGACGCAGGGAGAAATCCTCGAAGAGTACGACTGGAAAGGGATGCATATCCCGATCATCCCGGCGCTCGGTGAGGAAATCCGTATCGCGCGCGAAGTCTATCGGCATGGCATCGTGCGCTATGCCCGCGACTTACAGCGGATGGTGAACTACTACGCCTCTGCCGAGACTGAGGTGGTGGCACTACAGCCGAAAGCGCCGTGGATCGTTACTCGGGCCATGGTCGAGAAGTATTACGATCAATGGGAAACGGCCAACACCGACAATCTGCCGTTCCTTGAGTTTGACGTGGACCCCAAAGCTCCCGGCATGAAGCCGGAGCGGCTGCAGCCGCCGGTCGCATCGCAGGCGATCCAGGAAGGCAGCATCAAGGCCGCCGAAGATATGAAGGCGGTGATTGGTATCTACGATGCAAATCTAGGAGCAAAATCGAACGAAACGTCAGGCGTTGCGATTGCTCGCCGCGATGCTCAGGCTGATACCGGAACGTTCGTTTACATTGACAATTTCAACATGGCGATCCAGCGCACCGGGCAAATCGTCATGGATCTGATTCCGCACATCTACGACGCGCAACGGATGATCCGCATCATCGGGGACGACGGCAAGCCTGACCTCGTGGAGATCAATAAGCCAACCGTGACGGACGGTTTACAGCGCGTTGAGCACGACGTGACGGTCGGATCGTATGACGTGATGATCGAGCAGGGGCCTGGCTACACGACGAAGCGCGAGCAGGCTGCCGACAGTATGCAGGCGTTCATTCAGGCATTCCCGCAGGCCGCGCCGTTGATCGGCGATATCTTCGCCAAGGTGCAGGACTGGCCGCACGCCGATGAGATTGGCGAACGGCTTGAGGAAGCATTGCCGCCGGCGATCAAGAACAAGTTGCAGGAAGAGCGAGCGCAGGCCAACGTCAAGCCGGGCGAGCAGCCGCAACCAACGCCCGAGCAGCAACAGGCCGCAAAGCAAGCGCAGATGCAGGATGCCGCTGCCCAGCTTGAATTGCAGGGCAAGGACCTCGACAACAAGAAAAAGCAGGCTGAGATAGCCAAGATCATGAGCGAGGCTGGGCAGCCCGCTATTGGCGATGCAGGAGTATCGCAGATGGATGCCCATTTGCAGGCGATCCAGCTTGCTGAGAAGCAGGACGAATTAGAGACGAAGCGCCAGATCAACGCCATCAACGTCCAGATCAAGCTGGCTGAGCTTGAGAAGGCGCGTGTTGGGCTGGTGACGACTGGCGAGAAACACGTGATTGAGGTTGCTCGCGGCGTACAGAGCCTTTCGCAGTCTGCCGACAAGCACGAGGCAGGGATGACCTCGCAGGCTCAGAATTTCATGCAGGGCAGCGAGAAGCACCGCGCCACGATGGATCAGATGGCGGAACGGTCGGAAGAGGCCGACGCCTAGAGTTCGTGTGATGCAGGCAGCGTAAGGCCGCCAGCGCCGCGATTGTAACCGCCTTCGGGCGGTTTTTGTTGGAACCGCGACATGACTGACGAAACCAACGCGCAGGCAGAAATGCCAGCCGACGACGGTATCATTGATCTCGATCAGGTCGAAGCGCCTGTTGTCGAGAAAAGCGACGGCGAGAAGCCGGAGCAGGACGAAGCAAAGCCGGAAGACCAAGCCGATCAGAAGGACGGCGAGGGCGAAGGTGAAGGCGAAGAAGACAAGCCGCGAAAGCGTTCTGGCGTAACCCGCCTCAAGGCGCGCAATTCGCAGCTGATGGAGGAGCTTTCGGCGCGGGAACGCGAGTTGGAGGAGTTTCGCAGTCGTGCAGCGACAGCGGGCGACGAAGACAAAGAGCCGAAAGAGGAAGACTTCAACGGTGATTATTTCGCGTATCAGCGGGCGCTTGCCGCCTTCGATACCCGGAAGATCATCCGCGAAGAAGGCCGGGCCAGCCAAGTCAGGAATCTCGACGCGCAGCGTTCGAATATCCTGCGGGAGCGTTCCGAGGCCCATCAAGAACGTGTCGAAGCCGCGAAAGAGTTCATCACGGACTACGACGAAGTTGTCAGCAAAGCTCCTCCGGTTAGCCGGGAGGTCGGTCAGGAGCTCCTATCATCCGACAAGAGCGAGTTGATTGTTTACCACCTCGCCAAGCATCCCGAACAAATTCACGCGCTCAACAACATGACCGGCAGGGAGCTAGCCAGAGAAATCGGCAGGCTCGAAGGGTCCGTTAGCGCGCCATCCGCAAAGAAGCAAACATCGGCACCGCCGCCACCCACTGCCCTCAAGGGCGGGTCTACGCCGCGAAACCCCGAGAGCGACCTCTCGGCGTGGCTGAAAAAGACCTACGGGTGAACGGTGCCTCATCCTTAAGGGGATATGGCAATGTCTAATACGACTCTCACCGCCTCCATCGTCGCCAAGGCGTCATTGGCAATTCTCGAAAACGAACTCACGATGGCGAATGCCGTCTATCGTGGGTACGAAGACGAGTTCGACAAGAAGGTCAACGGCTACGAGGTTGGCGATACGATCACCATCCGCAAGCCGACTGACTTCACCGTCCGAAACACGATTACGGCCTCGCCGCAGGACGTTTCGGAAGCCAAGGTCACCCTGTCGGTCAACCAGATCGCAGGCGTTGACTTCAAGTTCACGTCGCAGCAACTCACCCTGAATATCGGGCAGTTGTCGGAGCGTGTGATCCGGCCGGCGATGATCCAGATCGCCAACCAGATCGACGTTTCGACCATGGCGATGTTCAAGGACATTCCGCAGTGGGTCGGCACGCCCGGTACCACGCTGAGCACCTTCGCCGGCTTCGCCAAGGGCACCACGAACCTCGATCAGCGCTCTGTCCCGCAGAATGACCGATCGATGGTCCTGGCGCCGGCCGACTATTGGGCTCTGGCGGGCAACCAGACCACGCTGTTCCAGCCGCAGATTGGCCAGAATGCCTATCGGAAT